CTCTTATTAAGTATTTCATCTTTAAGGATAAGTTAGTGATGGATGAAAATGGCCAACAACATGTTTCTCCAGAGTCTCCATTGGCAACATTCCTTGAGAATAAAGAGGATAATAATGTAGCTACAGCATCAGATGACTGGCTGTCAACAGTAAGAAACTAAAAATTAATATTATGTATAAAGTAAGTTTTCACAATAAAGAAGTAAAGAAGCCTGATAATGATAAAGTAATTTATGTAACTCTTAATGGAGCAGCTGACAGTAAGCTTTACATCCCACCTGAGATTTTTGCATGGGCCACTGAGTATTCACAAAATATTGACTATTCAGAAGGAGTAGGCCATATATACATCAAAGTTACTGGAAAATCTGTATGCTCTAAAGAGGATAAGATTGATTCTTTACTTGGTGAAGAGATAGCTGAAACAAGGGCAAAGATATATTTATATAAGTTTATGAGAGATCTTTGCTCTAAAGTATATTTCTATTATAAAAAATTAATTGATGGAGAAAGTGATACTGTAGTTACAGTATCTAGTAAAAGTGACTCTCTGTATAATACATATTTAGAATATGATATGCTGTATGACAGAGAAAAAGATCATTTAAGAGATTTAATAAATGGACAGTCTAATATAAAGAATAAAAATTAAAATACAACTATTATGTATAAAGTAAGTTTCACAGATGACTTTAAGAAAGTCGAAAGATTTAATAACAAAGTTACTAAAGTAACATTAAAAGGAACAATCAAGAATGCATGGGCTTTAGATGATCTGAATATCCCACAGTCAATCTATGATTGGATGAGAAATAATAACTGCAAAGATCTTGATACTCTTGAAGTATCAGGTATTGCCATTAGAAGTGACAATGATAAAGATGATCCTGTGCTTGGTGAGAGACTTGCAGAGGCAAGAGCTAAACTCAAAATCTACAAGTTTATGAAGACTTTCTGCCATAAGATGCTTAAGTATTATGCACTAAAATTATATGGTATTACTACTAATAGTGCCATTACTCTTAGGGCTATTGATCAAGAATCTTGTGATGACAGCTTACAAAAAGCTTATGAAAAATATAGTAAACTTGTTGATACAGAGAATAATCATATCAAACAACTTCTTTATGACTATTGATTATTGAAAAATGAATTTAATAGATAGAGTCCTTTTAGATCTTAAAAAGAGAAGAGAGATTATATTATCAGGAGGAATTAATTGCATACCTTCCCCATTTAAGAACTTTAGAAGAGACTTCCCTGGTATAGAACAAGGTAAATATTATCTAGTTTCAGCTATCAGTAAAGGAGGAAAGTCACAGCTTGCCAATTATTTATTTGTATATACACCTGTACTATATGCTTATAATAATCCTGACAAGATAAGGCTTCAGATATTCTATTTTCCTCTTGAAGAGACACCTGAGAAGATTACTATGAGATTCATGTGTTATCTTCTCTATACTCTTTCAGGAGGAAAGATAAGACTATCAACTCTTCAGTTAGGTTCTATTGATGAAGATAATGTTCTTGATGAAGATGTTCTTAATCTTCTTAATAGTATAGAATATAAAAGTATATTATCATTCTTTGAGGAACATGTGCATTTTATTAGTGAGCGTAATCCAACTGGTTGTTGGAAAACTATTAATAAATATGCACAGGAAGCAGGAACTGTTCATAAAAAGAAGATAGAAATAGAAAACAAAGAAACAGGAGTTAAGCAGGAAAAGGAAGTATTTGATTACTATGAGCCAAAAGATAAAAATGAGTATGTAGAGATAATATGGGATCATGCTTCTCTTACTGATGGAGAGAGAGGAATGTCATTGAAAGAAAGGATAGATAAACTATCTGAGTATTTTATGATATTCAGAAATCATTATAACTATATTCCTATACTAATACAACAGCAAGGTAATGATACTATAAGTCTTGATGCCTTTAAAGCAAATAAAATAGAGCCTTCTTTAGCTGGACTTGCAGATAGTAAGAATCCAGGCAAGGATTAAGTACATTTATTAGATTATCTAAGTAATACTTTTATACACAAATTTATAAGGTAGAAATTCTTTTACTTTGCCCAAAAAATTAAAATATGGGTAGAACAAAAAGAATTAACTTAAATGAGATGAAAGCCCTTTATGATAAGGGATTAAGTGATAACGAAATTGCTAAAAAATTAGATTGCACAAGAGAATTAATAAGAGATAGAAGACATAAATTAGGTCTTTCTGCAAACTACTGGAAATCATCAATCTGGAATGATTCAGATTATATAAAACAGTTATATGCAGAAGGGAAATCAAGTGCTGAGATAAGTAAGATATGTAATGTATCTGTTGCCACTTTAACTAAATTCAAAAAGCAATTCAATATTAAAACAGATTATGATATTAAAATGTCATCTGAAGATGTTGAAAAAGCTATGAATTTAGCTAATAAAGGAATGACAGATACAGAAATAGCCAAAATTTTTGGAGTAAGCAGAGCTGTGATTGAATACCATAGAAGGAACAGAAAAGTTCAATCTCAATTTACTTATGATAAGATTTCAAAGATACATAAAAATGAGTTTGAGGAGCTATTTAACAAAGGTCTAAATGACACACAAATAGCAAAAGAGCTGAATGTATCTTCAGATGGAGTCTATGGATATAGAATGAGAAATGGGTATCTAAGAGAAAGTTACAAAGAAGCAAAGAATAACCCTCTTACTCAAGATAATTTAGAAATTATTCTTGGTATAATGATGGGAGATGGTAGTATGGAATGTCCAAATAAAAATGCAAGGATGACATTTGCTCATTGCCCAAAACAAAAGGACTATACATATTACATTGCTAATAAACTTTTTAATCTAAATCCCCATACTTATTACCACAAAGGATGTCCAGATAAAAGAACAGGAAAGTGCTATGACTCTTATTGGTGTGATATTCCTACAAACCCAGCACTAAATGAAATTTATAAATGCTTCTATAAAGATGGTAAAAAGAGAATTCCATTTGAACTCTTTACTAATTTTACTTGGCAATCATTAGCTTATATGTATATGGATGATGGCAATAAACAAAATTGTGGGGGAAGGTTAGCTACAAATTGTTTTAGTAAAAAAGAAATAGATCTATTTAGAGAGTTTTTAAAAGTAAAATTCAATTTAGAGACTTCCCACTGCAAAGATAATACAATATATATTAAAGCTGAAAGTTTTCGTTATATGAAATCTCAGATAGAACCTTATATGTGTGAATGCATGAAATACAAAATAAGATAATCTAATAATAAAAACAGTCCTTATAAAATTCCGTGAATCTGGGAAAACCATAGTTATTAGATGGCAACCCTTATCCAAGCTACATAGAAATATGTAGAAGGAACAACGACTATATAAAGTAGCCTTAACAAGTGGTGTTGAAGGTAAAATATACATGAGTGCGGAACACTTTCCTATATATACCAATATTTAAAAGAAAGTGATGAGATAGTCTGAACTATAGTATAATACATAAGCTATAGAAATAGAGGATAAAGAGCCTCTATGACAACATATTGTGTAGTATGATGCTTGGTATTACCAATCCATTTGCTTTTGAGTTACCAGACTATAAGCGTTATAATATTACTAAACTTAAAGGATATGCTAGATTTCTTACAATTCCTCTTAATAGAGAGGGTGAAAGTAATGGAATGTTAGCATTATACTTTGATGGTGCAACTAATTATTTTGCCCCTTTACCTGCATATAACAAAATACAAGAACTTAATAAAGTATATAAGTTAGTTGAAAAGAATATGGATAGTAATTCTAAATAGAATATTATGTTATTTTAAGTATTAACAAAAGCAACTTAACTATTAGTTATCTATTAACTAAATTTGCATTCACATTTTTAATTTAAAGAGTAGAAGTAAAAAGTATGGCAACAATTATCGCAATTCTTGGTGCATCAGGTGATGGTAAAACAACATCAACAATCATAAATCCTGATGGATCATTTAATCTTGATGACTATCAAGGTATGGATCCAAAGTCACATTTCATTATTAACCTTGATAGAAAAACATTACCTTTTCCAGGAGGTATGTGGTGCCCAGAAAAGAAAAATTATATTGAGCCAAAAGATTTTGCTGGTATCAAGAAGGCTCTTGAATACTGTGCAAAGAATCCAGATATTAAATCCGTAGCTATTGATACTGTTAATATCTATTTGGCTATGAAGGAGTTTAATGACAGAAAAAGAATGACCTATGATCAGTGGAAAGATGTAGCTAATGATGTCATTGAACTTAATATATTATGTAATACAGTTCTTCGTAAGGATCAAATAGTATATATATTTGGACATACTATGTTGCAAACTCAGCAAGATGGTAGTGAGAAGCTTGTATTTTCTGTAATAGGCAAGAAGCTTACAAAGACTCAGCCAGAAGGATTCTATCCTATTGTTCTTATGACAAGAGTGGAATATGGAGATGATGGAAATAATAAATATCTCTTCCAGACAAAGGCTAATCATTCATCTGCAAAAACACCACTTGGGATGTTTGAAGACTATGAAATCCCAAACAGTCTAAAGTTAGTAGATGAAACAGTAAGAAAGTATTATAGAATGGATGAAGTATCCAAATAAATTTAATCAATTAATAAACAACAATTTAAAAATTATCAACAATGAAAAAGAGTATT